ACGCATTGCCGTTATTATTGTTGCTATTCTCTGCCTTTTTAATATGCTAGTGGTGAGTAAGGTTTTTGCTTTACCTGCAAAAATTAAGCCCACGTGCATCGAAGAGCAGACACAAACCTATATCGGGACATGGAAAATAACCGATACGCAAGATCCAACCAAGGATCGCATGGGTCATTTATTACCCATAACAACATCCACTTGTTTAATTTGGTCGAAAGGATGAGCATGACCCACGATGAATTGTTGGCAGAGATAGACGACAACTTCACAAAGTGTGGAGATGATTGTGAATCTTGCCGTAGAGATAATGCTTCTTGGTTTGCCCTTCGTGCAGTAGTGGAGTTGCATAAGCCTAAGTATTGGGAAAACATTCACGACTCTAGTTGGAATGGCAATGATTGTTCCGTTTGTTTTACCGATGGCAATTTGGACACACCTTCGTCAATGGTTACTTACCCTTGCGAAACTATCCAAGCGATTGAGAAGGAGTTGAAGTGAGAAAGAAGCCCGAGAACATCCTGCATGACCCTGAATTCATTAGATGGGCGCTACTATGGGTCGCCGTTGTAGCCATCCTGCTTGCGTGGGCAACTGTATGAACAGCCACGAATTACCATTAGTATTCTTTCACATTCTGGCTAAGGACAAGGCCAAGATCCTGCCATATTGGTTAGAGCAGAACCTGGACAAACTAGATTACCCACGCGATAAGGTTATTTTATACTTTCGTACTAATAACAATAATGATGATACCGCCAAGATTATCCGCCAGTGGGTGGATGATGAATACACCATGCGTAGCCCAGACTATGGCTACGAGGGCGATTGGGCGCACCATGATTGGCATAGCATCATAGTCAATGATGAGGATGTGCCAGAACAGGTACAACGATTTGGCGTACATGAGTGGAACGCAGAGCGATTCTCGGTACTGGGTCGCTTACGCGAGGAAGGTATAGCCGAAGCACGAACCTACCCAGAAGCCTTCTACTTCGTAGTGGATGTAGATAACTTCATATTACCTGGCACCTTAAAGGCTCTTGTAGCCGAGAATAAGCCCGTTATAGCACCATTACTGCGCTACGCCGTAGCGGAAGGAGAAGAAACACATGCAGGTTACGCAAATTTCCACCATCCAGTTACGGAAAATGGGTACTATCAAGACAGTGAGGAATACTTCGCTTTGCTTAACGGCGCCGTACGTGGAGTATGGCCCATTGATTTGGTACACTGCACCTATCTCATCCATCCTGGCGTCTTAGGCCATATTGCATACCATGATGGCACCGAAGATTATGAATATGTAATCTTTAGCCGTCGCCTGCGCAATGCAGGCATCGAACAGTACCTAGATAACCGCAAGATATACGGATACTTAACCCTGTGGGAGAATGTAGATGCCTGCAAGTACTGGATGGGGAAGTTGAAATGAGCGCCAAGCCAACTGAACTTAAGAAGTTAATTGCGCTATTGGAAGAAGATGCCGATAGCGCCGAGAGTGTCGCTAAGGCCGTATGGAACTTGGTTGAGGATCTTCTCAATTTGCGCCAGCGTTATGTAGTCTTTGCCGTACATCCTAGCCTCAATCTGATACAGGCAGTCGGCCCGTATGATACCCAAGAGAAGGCCAGGAAGGATTACGCCAAGCGCATAGCCGCCTACGATAATCAATCCAAGGCTCACCTGGCACTCTTGAGATTTCCTGATACAATTACGGAATGAAGAATTAACGGGGAGTTATTAGTCCTTTCGCCCCGTTATGGTTGCTCCCTGTACCATCCTCACAGGTTGTAGCGACAACAAGTAGACCCGCCTCGGTAAATCCCGAAGCGGGTCTTTTGCTTTACTCCCCTAGTAAACTTATAACTTATGCAGGACGCCCCTAGCGTCCTTCCAGTAGCCATATCCGCCCTTAACAAGCGTGAATGGTGCTGGCGGTACACCTAGATAAGAATAGGGCTTAGTGCCGTGCGCATCGTCATAGAAGGTCGGTGTAGTGAAGTCTGGCAGTACGCCATTGGTAAGGTTTGCAGTACCACGAAACAGCCCTACGGTATGATCGCATGGCTCCATGAGCCAAGTACGGCCTTGATTATCTGGCGCAGACAAGCGATTGATCTGCGGATCTACTAACATCTCTGCCAATTCATGCGCTGCGACACTGATTACCCCAGGAGTAAATCGTTCCCCATGGATAATAATGTTCTTCAATTTAAGCGCTGGTGAATAGGTGCCAAAGATAGATCGTGAACCGTAAGCATCTGCGCGGATATATGCGATAGCAGATCCGTTAAGCATCTCATGGTAGCCCAAGGCTACCTTCTGCATTGCGGGATTTGGGAACTGATCCACAATAACGACATTCTGCTGGCCTGCTACGCGAGCAGGTGCAATCGCAACTGTGTTAATCGGTAAACCATATCGCTGACATACCAAAGCAGAATACTGCGTTAATATGTTCGCAAAGTTTGTTGCATCCAATAGGCTAATTGGACGCTTTGATTCGTTGACTAGATTAATTGCCATGTTTCTCCTTAATGATCTGTTGAGTAAAATCCGCTGGTGTTAAATCTGACAGGGGTAGGATGGAAGATCCTATCCATAAGGTTAGAACAGCACATGGGTGCTACCGATTCCTCGTGTATGGAACGCTCTAGCGTTGAATTGACACCGCAAGTATTGCATTTATAATCATAAGACGGCACGCTCACCGCCAATGGGGCATTTATCTACACAGTTCCATATCAATTCCATGTAGCCCTTGTCCTCAACGCGACGTATTTCAGTAAAGCAATCAGAGTCGTGGATATACTTAGTCACTCTTCCCCCTTCTTGAAAGGATTGGTACCGCCCAATTTATTATTAAGACGGCGCAGCGCGCCATCTACTTTGCGGTGTGCGGTGGTATCACTTATCTCTAATTGTACCGCAATCTCCGCAAAGGTAAGGTGCTGCTCATACTTAAGTTCTAGCACGTCCCGATCCATCTCATCTATTTGGGATAAACCACGACGAATATCAATAATCTGGGCAACATAGTTGCCACCCTCGGCTGGGTTACCAGCCCCAGATACTTTCTCACCGTCTAGTTTGGTCGTCTCAACCACATCGCCCCAGACGAAGGGTAGCAATTCAGATAGGGTAATAGGGTCGTAGTACTGTTCATCGCGCAGTTCATAGCCCAACTTCTGGGCCTTAAGGCGACGGCAATACTTATCGGCTTGGCGCGTGAGCGTCTTGCCTAACTGCCTCACCCCGCCCTTGTAATCCTCTGGCTCTTGGTTATGATCTAACCACTGCTTGACTTTATCCTCACGGCGCCAGACCCAGACAAGTAATTCTTGGCGCAGGTCTGATACATCGAAGTAGACGGAATACTTGCGGTGTACCACACGCGCAACTTGACTGGCTACATCGGTAGCCTCTGATAGCCAATCACTCATCGGATAACCACCAATGCCGATGGAAATGGTGCCGAATTAACTGCATTGCCAAACTTTAATCTGCCACGAATGAAGCGCACTTCGTGTTGGATTACATAATCATGCCACCATGCAGTATCTGTTCTAGCGGGTACCAAACACACGATGGTTGCCCCCCCCTGTGCCTCATGGTTGGCCTTGGCCATCCAACTGCCAATGGTTCTACCGTAAGGTGGATTGAGCCATACAATGCCGTCCCAATCGCATTGAAGCGCATCTCGGCGTGATTCTTCGGGATGGTCTGGACCAAACCAATTATTTGGCACGCAAGTAGACGATTGCAATGCAGCAGCATCTAGCGTGAATCTAAACTCGTCGTTGATTTTGGCAAAAAAATCTTTGGGCGTAGCCCATGTGTCGTCTAAAGATGTCTTGTAGACATCACGCGTATAAAAATCACTCACAATAAACTCGATGGGTCATGTAGGAATTCCTGCTTTACCATGTAGGTAGGCATGCGGATCTTCTCGTCCCAATGCTGTTCAACCTGTGCCTCATATCCCCACATCCAGCCGACGATATTGGCCGTATTGTAGTTAGGTAGCGTAACAAGTAAATACTTACGCTCTGGATTATCGGATGTATTAATTGCTAATTTGCCAGTTGTATAGGCAGTAGTGCGTACTTCAAACTCGCCCACATCGCCCATCTTACGGTCTTCAAAAAGAGAGAATGGAAACTTATCCACCCATCTGCCTATGGCAATCTCGCCAAGACAACCAGATACCTCACGTGCTAATTGCTCCACCCATGTCGGGGCAGCGCCTCTTGAAGAGTCGCTACCCACGGCACGGTTAAAGTTAAATCGCGCTACGGCTTCTGTCATAGCGTAGGCGATATCACCCGCAGAGAATTTTATGACTACCACTTGAATATCTTACCGTCTACCTCAAAAGATTTATTGGTGATAAACACTATCTTTGGATGGACCGTTGTGCCATCAATGGTGAGTAGACCAAAGGCTTGCGCCCATGTGAATAAACCACCCTTGATATATTTGGCATCGGCCACGTTCATCATGTGGCCCACTTCCATGCCATAGGTCGTCTTCATCTTGCCATCTACCGCCTGGGTGTAGTGCGTTAGGCCAGCCCTGTGGGTATGGCCGCAGATAACACTCATACCACTACGCTTAGCCAAACCAAGCGCCGTAGCGCCAGCAGTAGGCTGGACATTACCCTGGTCGCCATGCATCATGATCCAACCTGGCGCAATATCCATGGTTTCACCATGGTCGGTGATACCAAGTTCCTTGTACTTCATAAAGTTCTCAATGCGTAGTTCTGGTGCCTTGCGCAAACCAGGTGCCGCCATGCGTACCTTGTTATACAACCTATCGCGGTGGTTAGAGCGCACAATATCGGTAATCTGCAACCGCTTCATTACTTCAACGGTTTCATCGCGGTCTTTGCCGATGTCTGATTCCCATTCCAGTTCTGTACCCTGGCTCCATTTGGAGATACCCTGAAAGTCAATCTCATCACCAACGCAGGCTACTTTGTTTGGTTGGTACCATTGGATGAATCGCCCGAAGGCTTTAACCGCACCCTTGTCCTGAAAGGGAACTTGCAAGTCTGGGACGATAACGATTTTTTTCATTTATTCTCCAAATAGAAAGCCATTGCTTCGGCGCGGCGTTTGCCTGCTCGTTTAGAATTTTCGCTTAACGTAACTGGTTCTAAATGATCTGGATTGACACACTTAATATTGTAGCACAAATGATCCAAAGTAAGACCTTCTGGTATATCGCCTTTGACAAGGGTGTAGGCAACCCTGTGGGCTTTGACGGTTTTTCTTTCGGGATAGGATTCTTGGAATATTCCATAACCATATGTGTCTATAGTCGAAGTCCACACCCAGCAAGTAACAGTTTTATTTACTTTTGCCCAAAATCTTTCATGCCAATTTTGTTTACGTTCTTGAATGACAAGTCTATTTACGTCGCCATTACGCTTTAGCCGATAATAATGCATAGCACAAAGTGACTTGCCTTTGTTGAATATTTCCTTTTTGCAGTCGGTTACGACGCAGGCCATTTGCCTTTCCTAACCAATAGAAAAATCGCACTGTAGTTAAGAAGATCCAGCAGGGTATCTTCAATAGATTCGTCATTAACATCCACCCCTGGGTTTTCTAAAATGTGGTTAAGCCTTGCCATTTTGTCCCACATGCGTACACGAAGGCCATTCTCAGCCCCACCAGGGGCTTGAGCAATGTTCTTAGGTCCATACGCCTCATGCTTCTTAAGAAGCAGATTGCCAGCGCCATCCATGATCTTCCATACTTCTGTTGCAAAATTATTATCTAACTTCACTCTCGAATCCCAGGGCAGCGGATTACCAACGTTCCCGTGGATATCTCTGTCGAAATAATGTGAAACCCAAGATCCTTCAACAGTTGACACGCCAGGGTAAGGTCCTGTAGTTTTGTCATTCATTGTTCTCTCCTTCTTGTCCTCGGTAGATCCAGTCATGGCTATCCTCGTCCAGTTCATAGTAATACACTATTGTATCACCCGTGTGTAATTTTTGTTCCATTTCGATTACGGTCAACGCCCATAGTTGGGGCGGGACTGACGCCCCATCCTTTGGCCCATACATAAAGGAATGCATTATAATTTTACCGCGTCTTCCTCATCGTCTCCTTGCTCCGTTTCGTGAAGGATGTACGCAACTAATTCTGGGTTATCACGCAAGACATTGAGAAAATGATAGCCGATAATATCGCATACTTCTTCTACATCAAAACGTTTGCGAGTGGAGAAAGGTGTTTCAAAGATAACGGCATGGGTAACCTCATGCACAAATACGCGCAGTAATTTATCTTCTGGCAAATCTGGACGTAGTTGAATTGTGTTGGTATCGGAAGTCGTAATGCCATAAACATCAGGATCGGTTAGGTCATATTTGACCTTATACCGCTGTCCAGATACGTTAATGGACCTTGGCCGCCTCATTATGCATTTACCTTATCCATAAACCATCCCGAACCTTCCGATAGGTAGACATCATTAACATCCTGGTTAGGTGGTAATTGTACCACAGTGGCAGTGTTTAGGTCCTCTTTGATTCGTCCTGCTAATTCCTGTCCAGGGTTGCGACCATCTTCTTTAACGTCGTTGTCGGCAAAAATGAGTATACGTGCATAAGACTCAAAGAGTTTGGGAAACCAGGGCTTCCATTGACTGACTCCCGCAATGCCAACAGCAGGTATGCCGCAGAAAGACGACACGATAATCGTATCAATCTCTCCCTCGCAAATGGCAATCGTATCAGAGTATTTATGCAAATCACCAACGTTAAATAGCCCAATCTTTTGACCCGTAGGCCATAGGTATTTAGGCGTACTATCACCAATGGCGCGGAACTTAATGCCCACAACGCCAGCAGGAGTGATGTAAGGGATTGACAGACGGCCAACTGCATGCTCATGGCCAGCACTAGGCTCCACGACGCTTCCAAGAAGGAATGTACTTGCCACTTCCTTGGTTATGCCGCGTGCCTGTAGGTAAGAGACTGCCTGTGGTGTTAGAGCGTTGTGGTACTTTTGCGCTGATTCCGTTAGCGATTTTCTCTGCTCTGCGTTTAACATCTGTAAACTCCTTAATATCCTCTTTGCGTTGCACTAAATCATACACGTCCCCAAGCAAATTGCAAACCAAACAGTTAAATACTTGCTTATCCAAATTATACGCCGCACTGGCATGAGAATCCTCATGCACCACGCACTTACAAGCCTGCCATCCGTGGCGTTCTATGACGTGAATGCCGTAATGTTCCAGCACGGCACCCAGATCAGGCTTGCTAATCACGGTGTAAGACATCGTTTCTGACATCTTTTATCAACTGAATGATGTCTCTGTATTCGTCTACCATGCGGGCATTTCTTTCCCCCTGGATGCGTAGCGAGCGAAGTTCTGCATCCTTTTGCTTTAACAACTCACGGTAATTCTTGCTTTGCTCTTGAAGAAGAATAAGAGCCTCTTGATTGCTTATCGGTTCTATCGGGTTGGGCCTATTTGACTCATTCATTCGTCTACTCCTGACTGTGCTAACCATTGGTTAAGATCCTGGATGACCCAGGATTGGTCCAGTCCTGCCATGCGACGCTTGACAATGACATAGGCTGGTGGAACTGGCGTGATGCCTCTAGCCTTGGCGTAGTTAGCCGCTTCGGTTGTAGCCTCACGCCAGAATTGCGGTAGATCCATCTTAGCCGTAGCCTTAAGTTCAAAGACAAACGGCTTGCCTGCGACAAAGGCTACAATGTCGCCTTCATCGTCTTTACCTGCTAGGCGCAGACGCTCAGCAGACACTCCCTTAGAGCGTAGCCACTTCAAGATACCAGTCTCAAAGGTTGAGCCTTTCTTCTTTCCGTAACTACTCACTGCATCTCCCTTGAGGTTACACCGACGCGCATTTCGCGTATATCTGAGTATATCGTCATTCTACTTGCATCCGCCCATAGCGTTAAGAAGTTATCACCAGTGGCGCTGTGCTTAGCAAACCTGTTCTTTACGCATGCTACCCGAAACTCGCCTGAATGTGGCACCAATGCCACGGTAAGGATCATCTCTGGTAATTGTGCAATCTTACCTTGAATAGATTTACGACTTGGTGGCAAGTCTGGCTTGCCTTCTGCTTCACTTGTATGGTGCAACAGTACCACAGCCGCCTCTGTTTCACGGGCTATATGGTGCATAGCCTTAGCAATCTCGCGTAGCCCAGACCAATCATCGCCAGCCATAGATACCACGTTCATAGCGTTATCTACAATAATCATGTGCGGATGTTCACCATAGGCTTCGCCATATGCCCGTATGGCTAGGTCAATTTCATCAAGCGTAGGTGATGGCGCAAAATCAAATTGTAGGTGAGTAATTGTTTCCAATTCTTGCCCATAAAATTCTTGTCCAGCACCGCTAGAAAATGATTCCTCAACAGTATCTGTCTTATGACCCGTAATCATAGATGCTGCTCTGATTGCGGTTGTATAGCCGTCCGTATCTGCTGATATGTACAGCGTTGGCACTTTCATTTGTACTGCCATCCAAAGAGCCATGAGCGACTTGCCAGCATTAGGTGCGCCAGCAATCATTGTCATTTGTCCTCTGCGAAACCTAATCCCCTCTTGTACAAACGAGGGGAATAAGTCTGGTAGCAGTGCATAATCATTTGTGCTTTTCGCTGCCGCTTGGTGTAGTGACAGCATCGCTAATTACTTTGCGAAGTTAGGCTCGCACTGATCTGGCGTACCCTTAGCGGTAGGACAGAAGTAACCCTTCCAAGCCTTTGGTGCGCCAGGCTTTGACTCACGGAAGGTACGTGCGCCATGCTTGCATTGATCTAGTGATAACGAAAGTGGTGATACTGGTGCTGCTGGTGCATTGATTGCGATACCGCCAAGACCTTGGGCAATATGCGCTACTGCGCTTTGACCAGATAAAGCCCTGGATGTACTAGCAATGAGGCTTGCAACATCACCGATGGTGGTGAGTTGGGCTTCTAGTTCTGCCTGATCTACGGCATAAACGTTGATGAGTGTGCCGTCAGCCAACTTGAAGTTGACCTGTAACTTGGTTGCTTCACTTGCCATTTTATTTTCCTTTTCCTAGTGGGTCGTATATCTCTGAAAGTTCTCCGCCAACGACGTAACAATAGTCCTTTACGCCGCAGGTGCGACACGACATGCCGATATTTGGTAAAAAAATTTCTGCCTTTAATCCGCGAGCAAACTGTGCAAACAGTTCGGTAAAGACATCTATAGTCCAACGACTCATACCATCGGCTTCTTCAAACTTTGCGCTACGCGCTGAGTAAAAGTAACCACGGGTGGGACGTACACCAAACTGCATCTCCATGAGGCAAGCATACAAGCCCAACTGCATAGATGAATCTGGCGTGCTGGATCCAGTCTTAAAGTCTACCACAATTAACTCACCCGTGGGTAGCACACCCACCAGGTCGGC